CGTTTCTATTTAAAAAGATCATATGACAAAGAATTAAAACGTTTACCTGATCGATTATCTAAACTTTTGAATAATACTTTAGAGTCAAATTAATGTCAGATACTATACAAGTAACAATTCTTAATAGATTAAAAGTAATAGCTGGATCTGATTTTACATCAGGTTTTTCGGGTTTAAATCTATCAAACAAGATTATAATTGGTTCTTCAATAGGTGCTTCTATTGTGCCTTCTGCTACATTGTTATTTGTCGATACTGTAGAACAACAAGGGAGAACAATGGGGCGTTATCTTGGTGAGTCTGTTTATCAAATAGTATGTTATGCAGGTGGTACAAGTGTAGAATCAAGAATACAAAACGCCATGAACCTTGCAGGAGATATACAAAAGGCAATAACACAAGATCGAACTTTAAATCTTGCAGGAAAAACGGAAGATGTAATTGTTAATTTTACTGCACTTGATGGCGAGGAATATGGTATAAATCAGTGTGGTGTTGCACTTATAGAAATACGAGTAACCCATCAATCCGATTTCGGGGTTTGATATGACTTGGTTTGATAAAAATTTCAAAAGAAGAATGCCAGTAATGATCAATACATCATTAACTGGATCAGGATCTGTTCAAGCTCAACTCTTTATACCTTTGACATGGGATGACTTTTGGGACAATGTGCGAACTGATGGATTTGACGTTGTTATTACAGATGAAAACGCGGCACCTTTGGCATTTCAAAGGGAAAGTACTGGAGTAAATGCATGGAACAAAACCAATAGAATAGGATTATTTAGATTCAATTATGGTGCTGTTAAAGCTGCAAATGTTATGCACATTGCATATATTTACTATGATCATGCTTCACAAAGTAGCGATTTATCATCTACGGTTGGCGTCTCATCCCCTCTTTCTGCTTCTGTTTATCTTGGGGCTCCTTTTAAAAACATTGTAAATCTAGACAGCAACCAAGGCTTAACAACAACACCAACTACAATAATACAAAAAGATCCTGATGACATTATGGATATTTGGTTTCCAATATCTCAAATTTTAGCACCTAGATCTCTACCGTATAATGAAAGGCTAGATTTTAAATCTGTTAATTATATAAATGTAAACGTTTTAAATTCAGCAGGAGCAAATCAAGCAGGACTTTACGCACTGCAAGAAACACGAATTATAGCAGGATGGATTTCTGTAAGAGTGCAAACAGGAACCAAAGACGTTGATTATGTTGTAAGATTGAATGTATACACAAATGATTTAGAAGTTTTCACATTAACATGTCTATTACAGGTTAGACAACTATTACCATCATAGGAGGTTACCATGCCATTACAGTTTGGACGAGGTGCATTTATTAAAATTGGCGAAGAAGGAACATATGGCGT